GTCCGATCAATTCGTAAAAATGACCAAGGATGGCGAGACGATTCAAGTCTCGCCACTGGTTGTGGAAGACCATAAGAGCCTTGGGTGGAAGGTGGTTGAAGAGCCTAAGACTGAGGCAGAGAAAGAATCTTCTTCTGGGAAGAGCGAAAAGAAGACAACGAAATAAACCTCAAGGATTGCTTCGCTTATGGCAAATATTCTGACCGTTCAACAGGCTGCCAATGCCCTGCGCGTGGAGACCACAGATCTGCGCATGCTCGATCTACTTCCGCAGGTCGATAAATTTATCGAGCGCGCCACCGGTCGCGATTGGACCCAGGACACTACCAAGAGTCCGATGGCAATTTCGGCAGCTACCATGCTGGTCGTGATGTGGTTCGAGAATCCGGGCATGATCGGGCAGGAAGAGAGTTTGCCTTTCGGGTTGGTCGCATCATTGGCTCAGCTCGAAGCAGAAGCGCTGCGTTATCGGACGTACATATTCCGCGGCATCAGTGCTCCTGGCTATATTGGCGTTTTGGGCGTCAGGATCGGCGACCAGGTCATCCATCTCACCGGCGTGTATGGCGTGACCGGCGATCGATCCGCAGATTTTCAGAGCACTGTGGACACGGATGATGCCATCAAACAGCTTTCCGGCAATCTGTATCCAAATAGTTACGTGGTGATATTGAAAAACCCCGCGGATGATGTGATCGCATGAAGATCGCAAATCGAACCACCAACCCCGGGGAACTGCGGACCCCGGTGACCATACAGAACCCGACTGTCAGCAAAGACGCCGGCGGAGCACAGAGCACTACCTGGTCTGATGCTGCTGCCATATTTGCCAAATGGATCAACGCGCATGGACCAGAAGCAGCAACTTCGGACGCATTGAAAGCAGTGAAGCGCGCTGTTGTGACCATCCGCTATCTGGCGAGCGTGTCCGAAAAATCCGCCGTCGTGAAAGAAGGCGAGCGCTGGCAGGTGATCTCCATGGACGATATCCAGAATCGCCATGAATACATCGAGCTGGTGGTTGAGCTGGCAAAGGCAACCGTATGACGACGCGGGCGCACTGGTCCATGAAAGGCATGGAGCAATATCTCGAAGAGATCGCTCAGGCAGGCATCGACATCGATGAGGCTGCTGACCGTGCGCTTATGGCAGGAGCTGCACCACTGCATTCCGAGATGCTGCAACTAGTCCCGATAGGTGACCCCGCTGAAGGAGATCCTCATCCTGGCAATCTGAAGCAGCACATCGTAATTGAAGGTCCGCTTCGTGATGGTAATGTGCATTACGTGCGGGTTGGTGTTGTGAACGCCGACGCGGACACGCTGGAATATGGTGTTGTCCAGGAGCTTGGTTCGCCTTCAAAACATATTCGTCCGCAATCGTACATTCGGGCTGCGATCGATCACAAAAAGTCAGCCACTAGAAAGGCCATCCGCGAATCGCTGAAGTCAGAAGGGTTTGTCGAATGACAACGATCTTTGAGCTCACGAACAACGCCCTGGCCGCGATCACTCCATCCGTGTCGTATGCAATGGATGATCTGATCGGTGAATTACCCGAAACCTATATCGTGTACTCGCTCATTTCGGGCGTGGGTGAAATACACGCTGACAATTTAGAGACCGCGCGGACCTACCGAGTACAGGTGAGCATCATGTCCAGGAGTGGTCTTGCAAGTTTGCCTGATGTCGATACCCCCATGCTGGCTGCCGGATTCACGAAAGGTCCGGAGCGGCCAATACCCAAAGATTCCACTACCAGTCATTATGGACTGGCGAAGGATTACTTCTATCTGATGTAACAAGGAGTTAACAATGCCCAATCAAAAAACATTCGTGGGCGTAGACAAGATCTACTACGCCCTGATCACACAGGATGATGCTGATGCATATGCAGCCGGATCACCTGTGGCATTTGCGCCGGCGATGAATATTGCCCAGGCGCCCAAGAGTAATTCAAAAACGATCTACGCGGATAACCAGCCGTTCGAAACGATGTCCAGTGAAGGTGAAACCGAAACGGATCTCGAGATCACCGGTCTGCCACTGGATACGCTCGCAACGATCCTGGGCAAAGTCTACGATGCTGCGACCGGTCGATTGTTCGACAATGGCGGCACACCGCCCGATATCGCCCTGGGTTTCCGTGCCGAAAAGAGCAATGGAGACCATCGCTACTACTGGTTCCTGAAGGGCAACTTCCTGCCTCCCAGTGAGGAACAGGCAAGTAAAACGGACACGCCGGATCCGAAGACCACAAAGATGAAATTCACAGCGATCCGCACGATCCACCAGTTTGCTCTGACCGGATCGATCACCGATTCGGTGAAGCGCGTCGTGGGTGAGACCAGTGATACAGCGTTCATCGCGACCACGTGGTTTGATGCTGTGCAGGTGCCGTCTGTTGGTTCACCCAGCGACCGGTGTTGCTGTTAATGTCTCTCCAACACTCACCTTCAACAACGCGTTGAACGGCAGTGCTCTGTATGGTATCGCGCTCATCAAAGCCAGTGACGATTCGCCGGTGGCCGCTGCGATCACGATCAATACAGCTCGCAAGGTGATCACGATCAATCCGACCGTGGATCTCACTGCCTCGACAGAGTATTACATGTCTGTCGATAACGTGACCGATATCTATGGTCAGACCTATGCCAACACGGTTGTGAGCTTCACAACTGCCTAAACCATAACCCCTCTCCTCGCGAAGCACCCTATAAGGGCTGATCTGGGAGAGGGGAATTCGAAGGAAGGCTTCATGCCGAATATCGCCCCGATCGAGCTGCCGATCTACGACGAAAACGATAACGTCATCGATACTCTTTCCCGCACGCGCATCCCGAGCTACCTACTGGACATGGCGATCCAACTGCAGTCGCAGTTCAGTGAAGAGAAAGATGGTGAACAAAATACCGATGCACTCTTTGATTTTGTCGTTGAGTTTTACAACAGGAAATATAACCGCGAGCAGATCAAGAAAGGCACAGATCTGCTTGAGTGCATGAATGTCATGCGATCGATCATCACCCGGGCATCGCAGCTCACCCAGGAATTTGCCAAGGCAAACCCTCGGGTCCCATCTCCGAAGAGGAAATAGACGGAGATGGGAGATGGTTCCTGGATCTGAAGTGCAGCCTGGTCGAGTTGTTTCACTGGAATTTGCACGAGATCGATCAAACAGATATTGAAAGCCTGATCCCATTTGTCTTCCATTACCCCCAATGGAAGGCACGCCCTAAACACGGACCCAGCGAGCGTCAGAGAATATTTGCAGATCAAGCAGATTGGTTATAGCCATGCCTGACGATAAACTTTCAACAAAGCCTCAGATCGACACCACCGATTTCAAGACCGGCATCTCACAGATGAATCGTGAGCTGCGCGTTCTCGAAAGCGGTTTTCGCGCGTCGGCTGCCTCACTGGGGGATTGGGCAAATGATGCAACGGGATTGGAAACACGGATCAAATCCCTCAACAGCCAGATGGATATCCAGCGCCAAAAGGTGGCAGCCACACGGGCGGAGTATGAGCGCATCAAAACTGAGAAAGGGGAGACATCCAAGGCTGCCCAGGACCTGGAGATCAAGCTCAACAAAGAGACCGAAACGCTCAACAAAATGGAGCGTGAGTTGGGAGACACTGAATCTGCACTTCAGGAAGTGACAACCGGAGAGACAGAGGTTGCAGATGCTGCGGATGATATGGGGGACCAGGTCGAAGACAGCGGCTCGAAGATGGAATCTCTTAGGGGCGCGATGGCTGGCATCGGTACGATTGCTGCCGGCGTCGCAACTGCCGTTCTTGCGATCGGCGCAGCTGCCCTGGCTGCGCTTATTGGTTTGGGAAAACTTGTGTTCGATACAGCCGGCGCTGCAGCTGAGTTGGTGGACCTGAGCACGCAGACGGGCATCAACACAACGCGCCTCCAGGAACTGCAATATGCAGGCGACCAGGTCGGAACGTCACTCGATACGATCACCGGGTCCCAGGCCCGGCTGATACGTTCGATGGCAACTGCCCAGGATCAGGCGAAGAAGTTCAACGATGAACTGGAGTCAGGAAAAGACCCGGCTGACTTGAACCTTGGGGAAATGGACATTGCCTTTAGGCAGCTAGGTATTTCGGTTACAGACGCAAGTGGAAACCTGCGCGATCAGCAGGATGTGTTTGCAGAGACGATCGACGCCCTGGGAAAAATTGAAAACCCAGCTGAACGCGACGCTCTGGCCATGCAGATCTTTGGCAAAAGCGCGCAGGAGCTGAACCCACTGATCAAGGCCGGATCTGCAGAACTCAACCGTCTATCCCAGGAGGCGCACGACGTCGGCGCGGTCATGTCGGAGGACACCGTTGCAGGCCTGGAAGCTTTCGACGATACGATGTCCAGCATTCAGTCGGGGCTGAAGGGAACGATCGGCACCCTTGCTGCGCAGTTCCTGCCTGTATTCAAGACCGCCGCAAAGGCTCTACAGGACCTGTTCAAATCCGACGAATTTAAACAGCGGATCCAACAGATCACTGAAGCGCTTCAGGGAATGGTCCAGATTGTGACAACTGTCCTGGGGCAGCTCTTGAGTGGCGATGTCCAAGGCGCGCTGATCACAATGTTTGGCGCCGATCGGGGTGCCCAGTTGTTCAATTTCTTTTCAGCAGTGAACAGCTTCATCCAGGATACGCTGATCCCATTTGTGACTGCGCATGCCAAAGAAATTAAGGCGGCGCTCATTGGAATTGGTGCAGCGATCGCAGCTGCGGGTTTGATCAGCGGTATTCTGGCAATTGGAAGCGCCATTGCTGCCCTCGCGAATCCTGTCGGTCTGATCATCGCAGCTGTAGGGCTGCTGGCAGCTGCCTGGACCGGTAACTGGTTTGGTATCCGCGACACATTAACAGAAGTTTGGGAAAACTTTCTACAGCCCATCATCCAAGGCATCATCGAATTTTTCTCCAAAAACATTCCGGTTGCTATCCAATTTTTAAGCGATATCTGGACCGGGACATTGCTGCCTGCCATCCAAGCCGTTTGGTCATTCCTGAGCAACAATATCTTCCCGCTGTTCAGAGCCATTATCAATTTGATCAAAGCTGTGTTCAGCGCTGAGCTGCGCTTGCTGGCTGGCATCTGGCAAAACGTCTTATATCCTGCGCTTCAAAAAGTCTGGGGCTTTTTGAACAGCAATGTCCTGCCGGTTTTTCGAACAATCGCCGGTTACATCCGGGATACATTGCAGCCCATCCTGACCGGCCTGGCAACCTTTGTAAAAAACGTACTTGTGGCTGCGTTCAATGGAATCGTCACTGCCATCCAGTCTGCAATAACCTGGCTCAAGAACCTTGCAGACCGGATTAACAATCTGACATTACCGGATTGGCTCACACCAGGTTCTCCCACACCGTTCGAGCTGGGTCTGATCGGGATCAATAAGGCAATGCAGGAACTGAATGTGCAGTTACCAACCCTGGCCAAGGGTTTGGATCTGCAGATGTCTGGCAATAGCGGCAGCTCCGTTCAGAATGACGACTTCCGGTTCTTTGCCCCTGTCATTATCCAGGGATCCACGCCGGCCGGCAGCCTGGGAGCCAGGCTGAAAGGTCGCAGGTACTAATGCTGCACACGGTCAAAACATTCAACGGACACAATATCAACGATTCGTCGTTTCGCACGCAACTGCTCAACCCGCATGGCGTACCCAATGCAAATCCTGTCTTCATCGATCAGGCGAATGCCGATTCCATCGATGCCGGCGTATACACCGTCGACGTGCAGAACAAGATCCTGAACATAAAGATCCTGAATTATGCAAATCGATACGCATTGATCGCTCAGCTGAAGACCTGGTTCAAGCGCGGAACTATTGGCAACCTGGTGGTGACCTTCGGCGATGATGGTGTGGATTACCAGATCAGTGCCAGAGTCGTTGCGCTGGTCCAGGACCCGAATAATGGTCAATATTGGACTGCCACTCTGCAGACTGGTTTCTCTGC